TGTACATATATCTCGGAAAATCGTAAACAAGGTCACAGGTTAAAAAAGATCAAGGTGATGAAATGGAATACTACGGAATACCATATCTGCAATATAAGTTAATACAGAAGAGAGTGAGAGTCCTCAAGCGGTACAACTACTATGAGATGAAGAATCTCGCTCTTGACTTCGGAATATCCAGCCCTCCCGAGCTGAGGATGTGGAATAGCGTTGTCGGATGGTGTGCCAAGGGAGTTGATGCTCTCGCTGACAGGCTCGATCTTGATGGATTCGCTGATGATGTATTCGATATGACTGGGATCTATGACCAGAATAACAGAGACATCATGATAGACAGTGCCATCAAGGGCGCTCTGATCGCATCATGCTCATTCATTTATATCTCACAGGATGAGAGCGGATTCCCGAGGCTGCAGGTCATCGATGGTGATGATGCCACAGGAATTATCAACCCTGTGACTCAAATGCTGAATGAGGGATATGCAGTCCTTGAGCGTAATGAGTTCAAGGTCCCAATCAAAGAGGCATACTTCACAAATGAGTACACGGCATATTATGAGAATGGCACTCTTGTCGATCAGGTCGAGAATAAGGCTCCCGCTCCGCTGCTGGTTCCTATAATATTCAAACCTGATTCGCAAAGACCGTTCGGGCATAGCCGTATATCAAGGGCCTGCATGGCCTACACCGGATCAGCGCTGAGAACGATCAAGAGATCTGAGATCTCCGCTGAGTTCTTTTCATTCCCTCAGAAGTGGGCGACAGGTCTTGATCCTGATGTTGAGATTGATAAGTGGTCGGCTGCTATGTCAGCGCTTATCAGATTCTCGGTAAATGAAAACGGAGATGATCACGTTAAACTCGGACAGTTCGCTCAGCAGAGCATGACTCCTCATGTTGATCAGCTCAAGATGTTCGCCTCATTATTCGCCGGGGAGACAGGACTCACGCTTGATGATCTCGGATTCCCTCAGAGCAATCCCTCAAGTTATGAGGCAATCAAGGCAGCACATGAAAATCTGAGGCTCACAGCCAAGGCCGCACATAAGTCCTTCGGAGTTGGATTCCTTAACGCTGGATTCCTTGCGGCTTGCGTGAGAGATAACTATAAATATCAGAGGTCACAGATAACATATACAAGGCCGATCTGGTTGCCAGCGTTTCAAGCTGATGCAGGTATGCTCAGCGGCATAGGTGATGCGCTGCAGAAGATCAACCAGGTCATCCCCGACTATCTCACAGCTGAGAAGGTCAGGGAGCTGACAGGAATTTAAGGAGATAATTACCTTTTGGTATTTATCCAGACACGAACATCGGTTGCAAAGACAAAGCATGAGTACAGACATAGTACCTGCACTCAATGAGCAGATTCAGAAGTCTTTTAAGACCAAGGTCATGAGAGACAGGCACGTTGCAAGAGTATCGAAGAGGATCAGAGACGGGACAGCACAGTTCGCAGATGCGCACATTTATGCTGAGCGCCTCGGCATAGACCTCTCGCAGGCTCTGACAGACACAATGACAGAGGATGCTCTTCCTAATGGGCGGCTATATTATAACATCGCTCGGAGGACGGTAGTCCCAGCGCTGGAGAATAATTACAAGCTCGTCAATGATGTCGCTGGTGAGATCCAAAAGATCACAGATCAGGCGGCAGGGATCGGGCTCGGAGCAGTCCGGGCAGAGTTCCCCGCTGAGAGAATCAACGGACTCATTGACAAGATGACAGCGGAGGACGTTCCTGTCAGTAGCATCATTACCTGGCTAAAAGAGCCGATCGTTAACAACTCTGAGGCATTCCTTGATGATTTTGTGAAAGAAAACAGCAAATTTCAAAAGGATGCAGGCTTAAAGGTTAAGCTCGTAAGAGTTTCAGAGGCGAAGTGCTGCGAATGGTGCTCCGATCTCGCTGGCGAATATGACTACGACTCAGCCCCTCGGGATATCTACAGACGTCATGAGTTCTGCAGGTGTACAGTGACATTCAAGTCACAAAAGACCTCACAAAACGTCTGGAGTAAACGGAAATGGAAAACTCCACCCGAGGACATTGAGAAGAGGCAGGCAGCAGGCCAGCGCCAGACAATGACAACGCAGGAAAGACTCTCACAGCTCGAGCAGCTGGAGAGAGACAGAGTCGTCAGGGAATTTGAAAATGAGACAGGCTACTCAAGAAGATCCGCAAGTGAAACGACTCGGAGCAAGTCCCCCGAGGAAATTAGAAAGCAGATCGAAAAAATAAAAGAGAGGCAGGAAAGGCTCAGGAGGTAAGAGATGCGGATTGACAACCAAAATCCCTCTTTTACCAATATTCCCAAGACAAGAAAAACAAGAGGCACACAGGCGATCAGGCTCTATGCCACGACAGGACGAACGCTCCTGACTTGGCAGCAGAGACAGATCCGAGCCATGGAAGTCACGAACAAAGACGGATCATGGAAGTACATGGTCTACTGCTTAGCCGTTTCAAGGCGAAACGGTAAAGGTGAGATACTGGTCGCTCGTGAGATGGACGGTCTGATCCACTTATGTGAGAAGATCTGCCATACCGCCCACAGAACAACAACATCACACGATGCATTCAATAGACTTTATACGGCATTAAAGGCAGCAGGATATGAGGAACATTCCCGCAAGCAGAAAAATATGCCTGCGAAGTCTTTTTTTGCATCTAAACAATATGGACTTGAGCATATCGAGGTCACAGGTGGCGGCTCGATAGATTTTAGGACAAGGACGAACAACGGAGGCCTTGGAGAAGGATTTGACCTTCTTGTTGTCGATGAGGCTCAGGAGTACACGACTAATCAACAGTCAGCGCTCTCATACACAGTCTCATCATCAAAAAACCCTCAGACGATAATCACCGGAACACCCCCGACAGTATCGAGCGGCGGTGATGTATTCGTCAATATCCGTAACACAGTGCTCGAAGGTAAGGCACAGGAGACAGGCTGGGCGGAGTGGTCAACTCCCGAGATGGTCGAGGGCGACAAGCTCAATGATCCGCAGCTCTGGAAGAGATATAACCCATCCTATGGATTCATCCTCACAGAACGCAAGATCAGAGCGGAGCTCACCAACGGAGCGCTTGATTTCAATATCCAGCGCCTTGGATTTTGGTGCACATTCAATCAAAAGTCAGAAATATCTGAGACCGACTGGATGGACCTCAAGGCCGATGCACTGCCTGAGCTTAAGGATGAGAGATATCTCGGGATCAAGTACGGCAGAGACGGAGTCAACTGCTCATTATCAATCGCAGCAAAGACAAAGGACGGACGGATATTCGTTGAGGCTATTGACTGCACATCAGTCAGAGCCGGTAATGGATGGCTTTTTGATTACATCAACAATCCCAAGGTCAACAAGATCGTCATTGACGGAGCCTCCGGGCAGCAGACACTCGCTGACCAGATCAAAGAGTATAAGTTCAAAAAAACGCTCATACTCCCGACAGTTGCGGAGATAATTCAGAGCAATTCAATGTTCGAGCAGGACCTTTACGCTAAGAAAATCTGTCACATGGGTCAGAAAACCCTTAAGGACATAGTGACAAATTGCAAAAAGAGACTGATCGGATCAAAGGGCGGCTTTGGATATGCCTCGCTAGTCGAGACTCAGGACATATCAGTGATGGAGAGCATGATCCTGGCATATTGGATCTGTGCAATAAGCAAAGAAGAAAAGAAAAAGCAAAAAGTTAGTTATTAGAGAAGGAGCATCATGGGGAGCTCCTTTTTTAATATACAAAATTCTACGTTACTCAACGGTAAAAGAGGAGGAAACACAAATGGAAGATTTCAAGGTAATTGAGACTCAGGAAGAACTGGACAAGATCATCCAGAAGAGACTGGCGCAGAAGGACAGAGAGGCAGCAGAAACCTACAAGGACTATCTAAGCCCGGAAAAGGCGAAAGAGCTTAAGGACTCATACGAGGACAAGCTCAAGAAGTCTGAGGAGGATTTCAAAGCGCTCAAGGACTCACTGACCAAGAAGGACACTGAGATCTCTGACCTGACACAGAGAGCCCTCAACGCTGAGAGCTCGTTACTCAAAAACAAAATTGCTCATGAAAAAGGCCTACCCCTCGAGCTCGCTGGCAGACTCGTAGGAGCTACTCAGGAGGAACTTGAGAAGGATGCAGAGGCACTCTCATCCATCATCAAGCCTGCTCACACAGCTCCGCTGCATACTGGCGATGTAAGAGGCAGCGGATCCGGTACGACAGACATGGCTGCATACTCGGGTCTGCTTAGCGCCCTGAATGAGCAGATGACCAATTAAGGAGGATCATTATGGGATCAGTAATTTCTAAGGGACTTATGTTCCCAACAGAACTCACAAATCAGATGTTCAACCTCGTAAGAGGTAAGAGCTCACTTGCAAGACTGTCACAGTCTGCACCTATTCCATTCAACGGAGAGACAGAGTTTACATTCAACCTTGATTCAGAGGTTGATCTTGTAGCAGAGAACGGCGCCAAGTCTAACGGCGGCGGAACAATCGCACCCCTCACCATCACACCCGTGAAAGTTGAGTACGGCATGAGAATCTCTGATGAGTTTAAGTACGCAGCAGAGGAGATCCAGCTCCAGTATCTGCAGGCCTTCGCTGAGGGCTTTGCTCGTAAGGTTGCAAGAGGTCTTGATATCATGGCATTCCATGGCATCAACCCTCGTTCAAAGAACAGCGCAAGCGTTCTCTCAGATAACAACTTCGATGCAGTTGTTGATCAGGTTGTCACATACGACAGCTCTGCACCTCAGGACAATGTGACCGCAGCGATCGCAACGATCGAGGCGAACGAGCACGAAGTAACCGGAATGGCTATGTCTCCCATCTTCAAGGCTGCACTTGCCAACGTTAAGAAGGGCTCAACCTCAAATGAGGCACTTTTCCCTGAGCTCGGATGGGGCCGTGAAGTTGGAGCCGTAAACGGACTTCCTGCAGACAGCAACTCAACTGTTAACTTCAACAGCTCTGTTGACAGAGCTATTGTCGGAAACTTCGCCGACTTCTTCAAATGGGGATTCTCTCGTCAGATTCCTATCGAGGTCATCGAGTACGGCAATCCCGACAACTCTGAGGCTGGTGATCTTAAGGGTCACAATCAGGTTTATCTCCGTGGTGAGGTTTATCTTGGATGGGGCATCCTTGATCCTGATGCATTCGCACTCATCAAGGCTAACCCCTCAGCTTAAGGAGGTATCCCATGCGCTTTAAATACAGAAATGTAGTGACAGGCGCTGAGTTTGAGTCTAATAGCATAGTCTCAGCTCCCAACCTTATCAAGGTGGAGGCTGAGACTACCCTCCCAAAGGTTGAGCCTGAGCCCGAGGTTAAAGCTGAGCCTAAAAAGGCAGAGCAAAAGGCAAAGGCAGCGACTAAGACGAAAGCGCAGAAAACGAAAGCAACAGCGAAAAAAGGAGCGAAAAAATGAGCAATACTGCATTCGCCACTGTGAACGATATCGCTACACTGTGGAGACCCTTATCGGCATCAGAACAGGACAGAGCGACGGCTCTGTTGCCTCTTGTATCGGATGAGCTCAGAGTCCTCGCCAAGAACGTGGACAAAGACCTTGACCAGATGGCAGCAGATGATGAGACTTATCAGTCTATGCTCAAGATCGTCACCGTGGACGTAGTATGCAGGATCTTAAGGCAGAACACGGAGGGCGATGCCATGACTCAGGAGAGTCAGTCAGCTCTCGGCTATAGCTGGAGCGGTACTTATGCAGTGGCAGGCGGCGGCATAGCAAACGCAGTCCTCAAGAATGACCTTAAAAAGCTCGGGCTCTTAAAGCAGCAGATAGGAGTGTTGTGGACATGGCAAGGATCAAAGGAACAACCGTAACTCTATTCCAGGAGACGATCACCGGATATGACTCTCTCGGAGAGCCCATCACAGAGCTCGATCCTGTTGACGTTGACAATGTGCTCGTTGGTGAGCCGTCAACGGATGAGGTCACGAGCAGCGTGTCGCTATACGGTAAGCAGATCTCTTATATGCTTGCTATTCCAAAAGGCGACTCACATGACTGGGTAAATAAGAGAATTGAGTGGACTGATTCTTATGGTATCACCCACAAGTGCATGACGTTCGGAGCTCCGATCACTGGAATAGAGGCAAATCTCCCTCCCTTGCCGTGGCATATGAAGGTCAGGTGTGAGTCGAATGAGTAAAGTCGAGATTAAATTAAATCTCCCCGGGATCAATAAGATCATGAAGTCGGAGGGAATACAGTCAAAGCTGTCTCAGGCGGCTCAGGCCGTGGCTAATATAGCAGGTCCCGAGTATGCAGCAGAAGATCCGAGGGCTATCCGGTGGATAGGAGTTGTCAACGTGCATCCCGCATCCAAGAACGCAGCACATGACAATTTTGAGAATAACACGCTCCTCAAGGCTCTGCAGGCAGCAGGGCTCCCACTCACGAAGAGGTTCACGAAGAGGTGACACGATGCTGGAGGAGATACTTTTCAATTTTCTAAATAATGTCGAGCTCGATGCTCCCACATATATGATGATTCCGAAGAACCCTCCGGAGGAGTTCTATGTATTGGAGAGGACAGGCGGCGGCATATCAGATCATATCAACAGCACAACAGTAGCAATAAGATCCAACGCTCGGAGCCTTGAGAGGGCAGCAGATCTCATGTACGACCTTGACAACGTCATGAGGAACGCTCTCCCATCGCTCGACTATATCTGTGGAGTCAGACGGAACTCAATAGCGAACTTCACTGATCCGCAGACAAAGACCTACAGATATCAGGGGGTGTATGTGATCTCACATTATTAAGGAGGTTAAGAAATGAGTAACAATGCGAGCAACGTAAGCACAGGAAAACCCAAGATCTCGGGGGCAGTGTTCAGAGCACCGCTCGGAACAGCGCTCCCCACAAGCGCAACAGAGGAGCTGAGCTCATCTTATGTCTGCTTAGGATACGTCTCTGAAGAGGGCCTCGAGAATGCCAACGAGATGAGCGTATCCGAGATCAAGGCATGGGGCGGTGTGATCGTCTACAGATCCCTTGATGGGCTCACCGACAACTTCATTCTGACCCTGATCGAGTCAGAGAATATCGATGTACTCAAGGCCGTATATGGTGACAACAACGTGACCATAACAGCAAACGGAGACATCAAGATCGAAGTTAAGGCTGAGGATCCTCAGGAGGCTGTCTGGGTGTTCGATCTTGCGCTTAGGAACAACAAGGCCAAGAGGATCGTCATCGAGGACGGAGCAATCACATCCAGAGAGTCGATCACTTATAACGATTCTGATGCGATCGGCTACGGAATCACAGTCAGCGCTTATCCTGATGCAACAGGCGGAACTCATCACGAATATCTTGAGGGCGCTACAGTCAGCGCCTGAAAAAGGAAGGAGAATATCGGTGTATGCCTAAGAAAGTAGCAATAAATGAGAATATCGTGTCCGGTAAGACCAGGACAGGAATCAAGTTCAAGATAGATAAGAGAATAGCAGACGACAGCAGAGCCCTTTTTTACTTGCGACAGATGCGCAAGTATAGGAAGAATAACGACAAGGAGAGTAAGCTCAAGGCATCAGATTCCATGTATGACCTTTTAGAGCTTATATTTGGATCGGACGAAGGGCTTGAAATATTCATGAACGAAGTCGCAGCTCATCATGACGGAGTAGCTGACGGAGTTGCTCTTATGGAGGAGTTATCAGATATCTTTGAGGCGGTAGGCTTAAAAAACTCGTCTACCTCGCAGACGTAATTAACGACTGTGAGGATCTGATGATATGCGACCTTGCCGAAACATATGGAATATTGAATTATAAGGAATTGAGTCCGCTGCTGGTGGCTACCCTAGTAATAGGTCTGCCACCGAGCAGCCGGCTCATGAAGAAGAAAGCAAAAGCCAGATTGACCTATGAAGAGTCGATGCTGGCTTTAATTTTTGACGTCCTGCAGGCCATGAATTACAAACTAGGCCATAGAAAAGGGCAGGAAAAGCCAAAATCATTATACAAAAAGCTCACAGAGGTCAAGAAAAAAGACGATCTCAGAGCGTTCAATTCACCAGAAGATTATGAACGATGGAGGAAGGAGCACATTCATGCCTGATTCTATTGCAACCGCTTACGTCCAGATAGAGCCAACTTTTGAAGGAGTTGCGGGAAAATTAAAAAGTGGACTCGGAGATGAGTCGGAGTCAGCTGGCAAATCAGCCGGGGGGAAGTTCGGATCCGGGTTTGCCTCGGTGCTTGGAGCAAGCGCTAAGATCGCAGCCGCAGGAGTGGCAGCAGGAGCAACGGCGGCAGCAGGCATTGTCAAGCAGGCGACACAGAGCTATGCGGAGTTTGAACAGCTTGCGGGCGGTGCAGAGTTGTTATTCGGTAGCGCATCTGATTCAGTAATGAAGAACGCAGAGAGCGCTTTCCAGCGGGTTCAGATGTCAACTAATGACTATCTGGAGACCGCCAACAGTTTCGCAACAGGCTTGAAGGAATCGCTCGGCGGTGATGCTCAGGCAGCGGCTGACCTTGCCGACAAGATAATTGTTGCTCAGGCTGACGTTGTAGCGGCAACAGGTAACAATGCCGAGAATGTTGCCAACGCATTCGCAGGAATAATGAAGAACAACTTCACCATGCTCGATAATCTGCAGCTTGGTATCAAGCCAACTAAGGAAGGTATGCAGGAAGTCATCGACAAGATGAACGAGCTGAATGGTACAGAGTACGAGATGGGTAATCTCGCAGACATGCAGAGCGCTATTGTCGATTATATCGATTATGTCGGCATGGCTGGCTATGCTCAGAATGAGGCATCAGAGACTATTGAGGGCTCACTTGCTACACTGAAAGCATCTTGGGATAACCTTTTGACAGGAATGGGCGATAAGAATGCAGATTTAAGCAGCCTTATTGATGGCCTTGTTGGATCCGCTGAGACAGTTGTCGGTAATCTCATGCCTATTATTGAGCAGGCCTTGACAGGTGTCAGCACTCTCATATCTGAAATGGCCCCGGTGCTTGCTGAGAAGATTCCCGGTCTACTTCAATCAGTTCTGCCTATGCTCCTGACTTCTGGAGTGCAGGTTATACAGGCCCTCGGGCAGGGCATCATACAGGCTATCCCAGAGCTCATGCCTACAATTAATGAGTTAGTTGTAAGCCTCTGTAATATGCTCATAGAGTTGGCGCCTCAGCTTATACAGCTGGGTCTGCAGGTCATATTAAGTCTTGCGACAGGTATCGCCCAGGCACTTCCTGAGCTTATCCCTGCGATCGTGGACGTAGTCTTAAGTATAGATCAATATCTTCTTGATAATGTTGACCTGCTTATTGATGCAGCAATTCAGCTGATAGCTGGGCTGGCGCTCGGTTTGATACAGGCTATCCCTGTACTGGTGGAAAAAATTCCCGCTATTATCGTGGCACTGTATAACGCTTTTGTCACTCTCGGACAAAAACTGGCCGAGGCTGGTATGAAGTTGGTCGAGTATATCGGTAACGCTCTGCAGACCTACGGACCTGCGCTGATTACCAAGGCACAGCAGCTTATCATAGACCTCAAGAACAAGCTAATCGAAAAGGTCAAAATGTTCACGGAGATAGGCAAGAATATCATAGACGGCATCAAGAAGGGCATCGCTGATGCGTGGGATGCTCTCAAGGATTGGTTTTCCGACAAGGTATCCGGGCTCGTTGACGGAGTGAAGGATATCCTTAAGATCGGATCGCCCTCGAGGGTATTCGCCAACGAAGTGGGCCAATGGATTCCCGCTGGAATTGCCGAAGGTATCAATGACGGCATGGGAGTCCTTGATAAGACGATGGAAGGTATCACAAGCGATATGATATCGGCATCCATCAATCCCACCATGATGAGCACATATACACCCACAACGACAGAGACAGATAATGATGATCCTATTGCTGAGCTCACTCAGCTCCTCAGGACGTATCTGCCTCAGATCGCAGAGGGCGATCATTTCACACTGTCGCCCGATCTTGATCGTCTGTTCAGAGTTGTACAGAGCAAGGCGGCAAGCTACAAACAGACAACAGGACAGAACGCATTCGCATAAGGAG